CAGCAATGATTGAATCCTGCAGTAACGCCAATGTCTGCGCCTGGGTGTAAGTGTTAGCCGCGCTGAAGGTGGCCGTTGTAATGATTTCAACATAATCACCTGATGTGGTGGCAGTTGTTAATACAACTGATGTGCCGTTGGTAGCGGTGTAATCCACACCGCGAACAAGAAGCACACCGTTCAAATACACATCTTCAAAGCCAACAGTGTAAGCAAGGGTATATGAGTAATCATCTGCACCGCTGATTGTGGTAATCGAGCTAGTGATCGCCTTGCGCCAGTATTGCTGGAAAATCGAAGTAGATGTTGCATCTGTATCTAGCCAAACAGAGCCATTTGGCACACCTGTTGGCATTGATGCTTGCGCATAGGCAGCAGATGGGCCAGTGGCACCCGCAGGGCCAGTTGACCCTGTAGGGCCTGTTGGCCCAGTTACGCCATCTACACCTGAAGGGCCAGTGGCACCGACTGGTCCAGTGGCACCTGCAGGGCCAGTGGCTCCAACAGGTCCAGTAGGACCAGTAGCGCCATCAACACCTGCAGGTCCAGTTGCACCTATCGGTCCAGTTGCTCCAATAGGACCAGTAGGCCCAATATCGCCAGTGGCACCAATAGGGCCAGTAGGTCCAACATCTCCAGTTACTCCTTGCGGTCCAGTAGCACCAACAGGTCCAGTAGCACCAATTGGTCCAGTTACTCCAACATCACCCTGGATGCCTTGAATTCCTTGCGGTCCAGTAGCACCTACTGGTCCAGTTGCACCTGATGCACCAGTTGGGCCAGTGGCACCATCAATGCCTGCAGGCCCTGTAGCGCCAGTGGCACCGATTGGGCCAGTGGCACCCGTAGCACCATCTGCACCATTTGCACCGCTTGCACCAACAGGTCCAGTGGCACCGATTGGTCCAGTTGGACCTGTAGCGCCAGGAACGGTTGAATCAGCACCGCTTGCACCAGTAGCACCAATAGGTCCAGTTGGACCTGTAGCTCCAGTAGCACCGATAGGTCCAGTAGCACCTGTTGCTCCAGTTGGACCTTGTGAACCTTGAGTGGCTGCCAATGATGTAATTACATAAGAATAATGTGATGCACCCTGAGTGTAGTAAGTGAAACTTTTGCCACCGCCGCTTGTAACATAGGCATAAATTTCAACGATCATACGGTTAGTTGGGTCAACTACAGTTGAAGGCAAAACAATATCTGTTTTGATTTCAACAGGATTTGTTGAGTTATAGCCAACAAGAGTTGCATCGGTATTACCAACGGTTGAAATAACTGTTCCTGAAGCATCTGCAAGTTTAAGTGTGCAATAAAGATTTGTTGAATCATTGCTTGCAGATTTCAAACCATAAATATAAAAACGCTGAGAACCTGCAGGAATGAGTGAAACACCAAATTGTTCAGAAATATAAGATTGAACTAAAACAGGTGTAGTTGTTGCAGTTATATTGATTGTTTGCTCTGCAGCAATAACTGGTTCTTCACCCAGTTGCTTAAAACCAGTAAGTTCAGTAACAGTTTCGTTGAAATAATAGAAACGACCTGTTGAAAAGCCTTGTGGACCTGTAGCACCAGTTGCACCTGATGGGCCTGTTGCACCTGTAGCTCCGATTGGACCAGTTGCACCTGTAGCGCCAATTGGACCTGTAACACCTGTAGGTCCAGGCACTATTGAATCAGCACCTGTTGGACCAGTAGCGCCTGTTGGACCTGTTGCACCAACTATGCCTTGAATACCTTGTGGGCCTGTAGCACCAACTGGGCCTGTTGCTCCAATTGGACCTGTAGCACCAACTGGACCAGTAACACCAATTGGGCCAGTAGCACCTACGGCACCTGTTGCACCAACTGGACCTGTAGCACCAATTGGACCAGTTACACCAACTTCACCTTGAATTCCCTGAATACCTTGTGGACCAGTAGCGCCGATTGGACCTGTTGGACCTGTTGGACCTGTGACACCAATTGGACCTGTAGCACCAACTGGACCTGTAGCTCCAGTAGCACCTGCAGGCCCTGAAGGACCTTGCGGGCCTTGAAGGTTTGAAATAATTACTTCGGCAGGTGAGGCAATTTCAGCAATTACATCAGTGGTGCTTGATGATACATAAACGATTGAACTCATCGAGTCACCTCTGCGCTAATATCAAGTTCACCCTGTACCAAGCGTGTAACTGTTGCGTTTGAAGCAACCAATTCAAGATCATAAACATAGGTACCTGCAGGCAAAAGTGTTGTTTGTGCAGCGGTTCTATCTAGGCTGATTGTTCCCAGCGCTCCGCCAAGAGTGATGCCACCATTTGCAGTTGTTAGCCTTAAAACTGTTTCAGTATCTTCAACATCAACGCGTGCTGCAAGGCGAGCAGTGTACCCAGTTAAATTAACTGCAACATTGTTAATTTTCCAAGTTAAAAGAAGATTGAAAGTTGCCCCTTGTTCAATTGTGAAATCTAAGGTACCTGCCGCCATTTAATTGCTCCAAAAACTAGGGGTGGATTACTTTGAGCCGTTGCCAAATTCTGTTGCTGATGAATCTAAGTATTTCAAGATTGGACCTGCAGCGCCAGCAACGGCGGCCATTCCAAGAGTTTTTAGATCAGTTTCGCCTGCAAGATACAGGGCAATTGCTGCTGCTGCTGCTGCGCGAAACCAAGAAAGTGCGATTTGCTTGAATTGTTCCATTTGATTGCTCCCTTATTTCTTGCCGTGAACTTTGCAACAAGTGCAAACTTCGGCTTTGTATGCTTTTTTAGCAGGAATCGGTACGATTTTAGCACCGATTTGTGTAATTATTTTGGGCTGATTAAGCCACCAAAACCAGGGTGAAGTATCTGTTGATAATTCTTCCTTGATGGAAATGTGAAGGTGCTTGGTGTGCTGGTTGGAACCTGTGTATTTGCGGTTGCCTTCTTTGGCTCTTGCCTTTGACCAAATTTTGCCGTTGAAAATTAAGTAATCAACGCGCTTGTCCTCTTTTAGCTTTTCAAAGATTTCAACGCAATCAATGCCGTTCTTTGGGTCGTGGGTAAGGTCAACGGCTAGGCCAGTATTGTGATCTGACTTTGGATTTTGAACCTGGTGGGCAGCAGATGGCAGTAATCCGTCAGATGCCTTCTTGCGCAATGGCTTCAGGGCGGTGGCTTGGCGAAGCACTGCTACTGCCGCTGGTGTTGCCTTCTTTGCTAGTTTCATTTCTTCCCCAATAAGTCTAAGACAATCTCCATTTGTGCTTCAAGGCGGTTGATTGAATCGCGCATTGAACTGCCTGAGTTCGGCTTGAGTTCGTATAGGTAGTGCTTTACAAGCCATCGAACTGAAGCACCAAAGGCGCTTACAATTGCAATGATGGATACGATTAGGCCAGCCCAGTTTGCTGCGGTCATTTGCGCGGTGTCTCCGTTATGAGTTAGTGGTGAGTTGTGCTTTCAAAACTGCGTTTTCTTGAGCGAGTACGCCGATAGTTTCACGCATATTTTTCAAGACTTCTTGAATATCTACTTCTTTTTCCATTTACTTCCCCTCTAGTGCTTGGATTCGTGTTTCTTGGTCTTGAATAAGTGCCAACATCGCTGGCAAAATTACGCGATCATTCCAAGATTCAGGACCTTTTGTTTCTGAATAATCGCAAGCAATTGGATAAATTGAATCCACTTCTTCAGCGATAAAACCAGGAATCAATACTTCAGCTCTATCATCAGTTGGTGTCACATAATCTTCGTTATATCTAAATGCTCGCACTGGCAAATTAAGAAGTTTCTTTGGGTCATATTCAGGAATACTCACCAAATCAACAATATCGTGCTTGTATCGTTGAGATGATGCAGTTGTGTAGGTCATACGACCTGAACCACTTGTTACCCAAAATCCATTAGCAGCAGATGTAACATTTGTTGCAAAGGGTGAAAAAAAGTGAGTTTGAGAAGTTGTGTTTCCGCTAAAGATTGCCTGCCCAACAAAACTTGAATTGCCTGTAACAATGAATCGTTCACCAGTAGCAGGTCCACCACCGATGTTTGCATATCCATAAAAAAGAGTGTTAGAAAGTCCACCATCAATAGTGCCATTTGAATAAAGCGTAAAACCACCTGAACCACTGAGATAGGTTGAGGCAAGTGTAAAACCACCAATTGTTCCTGAAACCGCAGAAAGAGCAACCGTTGCACTAAGAGTTCCAGCGGTAATGTTTCCAGCAGCAATTGTTCCTGCATATACATAGGAAGATGAAATCTGAGTAGCAGTAATTGTGCCTGCAGTAATCTTGCTGGCATCTAATGACCCCGCAGCAATTCGAGCCGCAGCCAAAGTTCCAGTTGAAATATTGCCAGCGTTGATGTTTGAAACAGTAATTACTGAAGCATCAATTGTTCCAGCGGTAATCTTGTTTGCTGAGATACTGGCAAGCGCGTTATTACCAAGTGTATTGAGTACCCAAGTTGAACCATCCCAGCGTGAAATGGCGTTGTCACTTGATGTGTTAAACCAAAGATCGCCAACTGAGAATGTGCCTGTTGGGGTAGTTCCCTGGCGATAAATCTTATTTTTGCCATCTGCGGTTGTTTGAGCTGCAGTTGCTGCTGACTGCGCGGCGGCAATTGAAGTATCCTGAACCGAAGTCCAAGCGCTGCCTGTGTAATAGTAAAGTTTGTATCCATCATCAGTATCAAACCAAATATCGCCTTCGGTCATGCCTGAAGTTGGCGCGGTTGCTTGGTAATAGGCTTTTGTTTTGCCATCTACAAGAACTACAACATTTGCAACATCTTCAGTTGTTGCTGGCACTACTGGTACAACATCGGTAACTGTAAAGTCTGCAGTTAAAGTAACTGTAATAGGGGTATTAGTGATTTGTGGACATAATGGCATCAGTTACCCCCTAGATTGTAATTGAATACGGATTGATGGCTGAAGTTGTATAGGACACAAGCCAATTGTTTTGTGTAATGGTGTGAGCCATACCTTCAACTACAAGATTCCATTGAATAGTGCGGTTATCGTAGGTTGTACGCACAACGCTTACCTGATCTGATAACTCTGTTGATAGGAAATCAGGATAAAGCAATCCATAAGTTCCAACTGCCAAAGCGTTAAAATCAATGCGCTCAACATAGGTAAGCGGTGTTGCTAGTTTGCGTGATTCATACAAAGCTAGATTTTGAGCATTAGAATCTGTAGAAACAGGTGCATCAAAAACACTTTTAGCAATGCCATAAGCACTAACACTTGGGTTATATTGAGATGTGTATTGCTTATTTTCACCGCGATCAATGATTGCTTGATTGACCACAAAATATGTGCCAGGATTTGTAAAAAGTTGGCTATAACCAACAGTATTGCTTGCCTGAGTATCTGTAAAAAGTAACTGAGTTGGGCGGCTGAATTTATCAGCCAGTGGCACAAGTGTTGCTACACCTGAGCGTGAGATATAAAAACGGCCAGCAATAGCATCAACGGCTTGATAGATAAATTTCATACAACTGCCGTTTTGCACTGTTGGCAAAAGGTTCACAGTTCCAGTAAGACTGGTTGAGCCACCCCATCCTGCATAAGTCAACATACGGCCAACGCGTGTGGCTGCAGTTTCGGCATAAGCGGCAGCGGCAAGTGCTGGTGCCTGGGCATCGGCAATGTATGCAATGCCATCAACAAATGTCATTGTCACGCTTGGTGCTTCACCCTGATTTACTTTGGTTTCCTCAAGAAAGCCATAATAGAGTGGGTAAGCGGTGCTATTGATTGTTGCAACAACGCGCATTTGCAAGCCATCACGCAGGATGCTTGAACCTGAGACAACCCACGGACTACCAGCGCTTGTGTTATCAGGGTCGTAATAGCCGCTAGTGTTATTAAAAACAATAACTGAGATGCCTGCCTGATCGCGCTCACTTTGGCGTGTTCGACCACGGCGAATATCAATTTGAATTACATCAGTTGTTGTAACTGAAGTCCAAGTTCCGCTTTTAAGGAATTGAATTGCAACTGAAGGCGTAGTTACTCCATCAAAGGCGCTCATCGAATATCGTACGCTCCAACAGTTCCAAAGCTACGGCGAGTTGTGCGTTCAATGCCGTTAACAATGCTTGTAACAAGATTTTCTTGAGTAATTACTGAGCCTGCATTGTTGACAACTACAGTTGTATTGCCTCTTGGACCATATGAAAGTGAACCTGAACCACCAATAGCAATTGTTGATGAACCTGAAAGTCTTGCTTGGCGTGCAAGGTTTTGGCGCACCGCTTCGGCGTTGATCTTATCTTGTAAAGTTTTTGCAGTTTTGAGTGATGAATTCGCACCATTAAGTGATGCAATAAATTTCTTTAGCGCTTCAGCGGTGCTATCAACAGTTGTTGGAATTACTGGTGCTGGTGCGCCAAAGTTATTTGGAAAACCTAGAACTGATGCTTTATTTCTTGCTGCGCCACTTGGTCCAAGTTTAGGTAGTGGGTTGCCTGTTGATGGCACTGTTTTGCCACCGCTACCGCCTGATGTTGATGATGGTGCCATTACGCCAATACCAACTGCTGCAATAATTCCCGCAACCGCTGCTGCGCCTGCTGCTGCGCTTACGCCACCTGTTGCAAATGCTGATGCGATTGCTGCCCCTGCAGCGGTGGCGCGAAGCGTTGCCATTGCTGCGGTAACTTGGCCAAGCATAATAATAAATGCTGATGCGCGACCTACTGCAAACATTCCAGCAATCAAGGCTGCCATTGTCTTAACAAGCCCCATATTATTAGAAATCCAATCGCCAAATGAAATGGCAACTGCAAGCAATTTAACCGCAACATCTGCTGCGATCTGAAAACTAGCCGCTAACTTATCCTTGTTTAGATTTACCCAAGTTTCAATTGCTGGCAAAATCTTTGTAGCAACAGTTGTTGCAAACTTTTCAAGAACTGGCAAAAGTGCATAACCAAGTGTTTCAAGAATTTCACCAAATGCAATTCTTAAACCTGCAAGGCGATACTCAAGTGTTCCAGCTCTTTTTGCTGCTGAACCTGAAGTTGCCTTATTGACTTCTTCAAGTGCTTTACCAAAATCTTTTGATTTAATTGTTGCTGCGCTCAAACTAGGAACAAGTGTTTTTAGTGCCTTGAACTGGCCACTTGTTGCCTTGATGATTGCACCAACTGATGATTCTAAATCAGCACCTGATGATGCGCTTACATCTAGCGCAGTCTGCATCAATCCTTGTGCTGCAGTAATTGACCCAGTGGCAGCCGTTAGTCGAGCCATCGCAGGGCGCAAATCATCATCTACAACAGAAAATTGCTTTTGAAGCGCGGTTATATAATTTTCTACCCCTGCAATTGCTTGGTTACTTGCCCCTGCAGTATTACGCAAAGAATTCGCAAGCAATACCTGAGATTTTTGATCTGCAATTGCAGCCTGAACTGCATCTTTGCCAATTTTAAGCGCAAGCGCTGCTGATGCTGCAGCAGCAATGCCAAATGCTCTTGTGGATTTTTTAGCAAAACCATCAATATTTTTGCCAAGTTTTGCAATATCTTTTTGAGCAGCCTTTGAACCCTTATCAGAATATTGGGTGAGGATGCGGGCAACAATTGCGCCTACTGCCATTTGTTATGCTCGCTCTCTGTTCAAATGTTTCTGTAATTCAGCTTTTGCCTGTTCTAAGGCACGATTTACATTTGCTTCAATCTTGGCTCTATCTTTGTCAACTACACGCCATACTACACGCGAAGCCTTACCAAATCTGTTGCCGATTGTGCGCAAGAACTGCCCACTTGATGATTGGGCAGTCATTCGCTTTGTACCTGATGCAACACGACCAGCAACTTCAAAGATTGAACCTGCTGCAGACTTATTCAGCAAAGCACCAGCGCTTGTTGTGTAATCTTTACGAACTTTGCCTTGAGCCTTTGTCTTTGTAATCTTGCTTTTGATTTCGCCAGCATCCCAGCCTGGCCAACCTTTGCCACCACGAACACGACCTTTGGCAGCATCTGATTTGCGCCAGCCACTCATCGGCGGTTCATCGCTAATAATGTTACGGGCATCGCGTTGAGCGCCAGCAAGTTCAGTATTGATAACCTTGTTGAAACGCTTAACTGCATCTTTATCAAACTCTTTTAAATTATCAATGGTTTCTTTAATGCCAGTTAAAACAATTACATCATCCGCCATTGTTTTTAGCTCGTTCCTTTAAGTAAATCGTCATTGCTTCAAAAATGCCTTCAGGGGCATCCATTAGATCAATTGGAGAAATACCAGTTTCGCAGGCCACCGCAGCAACCGTATAAGTTAGGCTGTTGCGGTGGATTCGAAAGAACTATCAGCATCCAATTCTGCGCTCAAAATACTATCTAAGTATTCAGGACCGAATAATTTAACTGGTGTGCCACCATTGTTTTGAGCATCAACTTGCTGACATTTCCAAGCAAGCCAATAGATGTGTTCCACTTTTTGCTGCTCTCCCAATAACTTTGGCATACCTGCACCAAAATTTTGTTCAAAAGCAACAATAATTCGTGGCGTTAATCTATATGACTTTTCAACGCCATCAGTTGTTTTTACTTTTACTGCTAATCCATCCATCTTTTCCCCCTTAGTAGATTATGAAATTGCTTTTGTAATAACGCCTGAGATTGGCCAAGTTGCGCTTACGCTTACCAACTCGCCCACGGCACCTGATAGTGGCTGCCACTCTGAAATCAAAGCGTTAAATGTGTATTTTGGATTGCTTGCACTAACTGTTGTATTTACTGGGCGAATTTCCATTGCTACAGTTGTTCCAACAGTTGTTGTTGCAAGTGAAGTACCATTTACAAGTTCTTCAAGCGCATTGTCTGCAAAATCCTGATTAAATTCTAGCGTTACAGAATTATCAAACAACCCACCAACACGGGTGCGAGCTGATGAGCCAAGCCCCGTGGTTTCAATAACATCCACGCTAGTTGAAAGCGAAACTGATGTTACATATTGTGAAATATCATTGCTTGCAAATAGAACATAAGCATTTGTTAAAACTAAACGCGCCATTATGCAACCGCCTTTGTGATTGTTCCTGAGATTGGCCAAGTTGCAGAAACTGTTGCTAACTCGCCAACTGCTGCTGAAAGTGGCTGCCACTCTGCAACAACGGCTGAAAATGAGTAACTAGGATTGCTTGCGCTTACTGCACCTGATGTTGGCTTTACAACAACTGTTGTTGTTGTTCCAACAAGTGATGAACCAACTGCGTTAATTGTCACTTCAGGACCTGATGTTGCAAAATCTTGATTAAACTCAAGTGTTAGTGAATTATCTCCAAGCCCAGCAACGCGGGTACGCGCCCCACCTGACCCCATACCAGTTGTTTCAACTACATCTTCGCTGGATGAGATTGCCACGCTCGTAATAAACTCGCTCAAATTGATGCCGTTAATTACAACTGAAGCATCTGTTAGGACTATACGGGCCATTTATTTTGTTTCCTCTACTGTTGCTGGTTTGATTGCTGGTGCTGATTTCTTGATGTGTTCGCCTGCAACTAGGGCATTTGCGTTCAGTCCTAGTTCAAGCAATTCTTTATCGGTGATTGTTTCACCCTTTTTCTTCGCCTCGAAATTGTCCGAGGTAACTGTGTAGCTCATTTTTCTCCTTATCCCCAAACGGTGAGACGGTAACGATATGAAAGATACTCAATATCCCCTGCGGCGTAAGTTCCCGCTTCGGCTGATGTAACTCGCAATGTGTTGCAAGCGCCACCAAGAGTTAGATCAGATTCAATTGCTGCCTTGATTGAGTAATCCCCGCTACCTGCAAGGTACTTATCAAGATCGTTTTGGCCAGTACGCTCTGTAAAACGCTGAACCAAAACAACAACATCAAGGTTTGCCTGGTCTAAGCCACGGGCATTGTTCAAATCAAAGGTAAAATCCAACTGGCCAACAACTGCAGCGGGTGCAACTGGCACGCTTGGGATAAGGTCATAAACACGCATACCCTTTATCGCCTCTAGGTTGGCTTTTAAGCCTTCACGAACCTGACTTGGCAACATTACTTAGCCAACCCATTATTGCGGCGCAATGGGCGCAATAGCGCCTCTACATCGGCATCTAGCTTTGCAGCCAAGCGCACTGTTCCAATATCGGTTGAGCCTGCAATACCAAATGGTGATTGGCGGCGTAGGAATAGGCGGGATGCCTGAATTTGTGTCGCGCTATTGACTTCAGCGGGTACGGCTGACCATCCAAAAACACCCTTAACGCGTACTGATTGTGGCAAGTTCCACGGGAAAACATAGGAACCAACGGCCAAAATGCGAGTCATTGGCCAACCGCGTGAAGGATTGTTGACTGGTTCAAACATTGAATCGCTTACAGTCCAAACAGTGCCGTATGTGCGGTCAAAATTATCATCTGTTGCAATTTCGCTGATGCTTACAAAATCATCAGTTGGCAAAATCCAGTAATCGGTTGGTGTGTAGTAACGAGTGGCAGGAACTAGGGCAGTTCCATCCTTGTAAAAGAAACGGCCTGTGTAATCGTCAATCATTCGGCTGGCAGTTGCAATAGCCACTTCAATTGCAGCATTATCCATTGAATCTTCAATGTTAAGCGCTGCCTTTACATCGTTGAGTGTGCAATA